TAGATGGTAAAGTATAAGTTAAAGGAGTTTTTCTCCCTACTAAAAAATACTTTCTATCTTTAAGTTCCCAGTTATCTTCTGGGTGTGGTACTTTTTTTTGTATTGGTTGTGCTTGAACCTTTGGTTTCTCAGCTACAGCCTCTTGTGTTTTTGCGTTTTTCGCCATGATATAATATAATAAAAGTTAGTAAAAATAAAGAGCTGGGTGCCGAAGCACCCAATCCTTTAAGTAAATATTAAGCAGTAAATAATACGAAATTATTTGCGGCTTGTGTACATAGACATCTTTCAGATAAGAAAGAAACTTGCATACTATCTGAAGTGTTAGTGTAAACACCACCTACAGAACCTGTAATCCAAGATTTCATTCTTCTATCGTCAGCTTGTGAAGCTCTGTATCTTACGTGTAGGAATGGTCTACGTATATTTGTACCAAGTAATTGGTCATATACAGTAGAAGTTCCTGCAGGAATCAATACACCATCAATGTTATCACCAGCTGTGAAGTTCGTAGAACCACCTCTAGTAGAAGCATCATTTAGATATTTCCATGAAGTCTTGTAGAAGTCATAAGAACCTCTTCTGAATCCAGAAAATCCTAAGTTCAACGCCATTTCTTCAGAGTTTTCAAATACACCGTAAGATGTACCTCCAGCTCCGTAAGAATTTTGTTGTGCTAACATATTATCAAACGTTAATTCTGTTCCTCTATCTAAGAAAAGCATGTTTTCTTCAATAGCACCTTGAGAATCTAAGTTTTGTAATATTGCATCAAAGTCAGTTAATGTTCCGCCGTATCCAGCCATAACATTACCTCTTGATTGTACAGCATCAAATAAACCTTGTGTACCTTTAGCAGCAATTGCAGCTCCACCAGGACCAGCAGCTCCACCAAATCCAGGTATTAACCCTTGATTAGCAGTAAAACCAGAACCAGCCGTAGCTAGTTTACCTTCAATCATACTCATTTCTAAGTAATCTTCGAATCTTAATCTAGTTTCGCCTTCAGCTTTTAAGTACCATAAGAATCCAGAAGTTCCGTCTTCAGCACCTACTTCAACCCAACCGATTTGAGCAGTATCAGATCCACTAATTTGGTAGTTAGATTTGATAATGATTGGTGAGTTAGCGTATTGTGTGAAAGAAGGAGTAACATTTTCTGTTGATCCAACTGTACCTTTTGCAAATTCAGAACCGTATACAAATACTTTTAATCCAGTAAGCGATAAAGCAACTAAACTAGCAGCAACGTAAGGATAAACGTTTGCATTTTGACCAGCAACAGCTCCAACAATCGCATGCACAGTAGCAGACGGGTTAATTGGATCCATAATTACTACAGTCATATTTGGTGCTAACACGTTAGTGACAGCAGCAGGTAAATTTATTTGAACGTTATTAGCGTTTCTTCCTACACCATCGTAAGCGATGTGTAATCTATTTTGTTCCGACCAAATTACTTGATCAGATGTCATTGGCATTTCAGCACCAACCATTCTTAAGAAACCACCTATAGTACGATTACCGTATCTTTCTACTTCAGCTTCATAAATTTCAGGCAAGTATTGTTGCGCGAATGTTCCTCCACCAGCAGCGCCGTTGAAGTTTAAGTAGTTATTAGCCAAAGTCTGTTGTGACTGTGAAGGCTGTAAACTACCAAATTGAGGAGTTAATATTCCCATTTTGTTTTAAATTTTAATTGTTAAATTTTCTAGTTTTTATTTTCAATGAACTTGAATCAGAACCACTAACTGCTTTAACTTTAAATCCTCCAACAAAAACATCTCCTGAAGGTTGTGGCCTACTTTCGTTGTTTATGTTTTTAGAAGTAGCAACTACATCTTTAACAGCATCGGCTTTGCCTTGCTCGTAAAAATGTTGCGCTATAGTATCAGCGTTTCTAGCAGCGTATATTGCTTTATGATAACCTTCATGATCTGTTACAGCGCCATCTTTATCCAAAAACTTTTGAACAAACGTTGTAATGTTAGATTGAGATTCAGCAACCTCACCAGGGTTTTTAACACCGTATCTAAACTTCTTTTCTCCCACATTGAAATCAAAACCTTTGAAATCATCTGAAAGTAATTGTTTAGTTTTAGTCTTAAACTCTTCATGTTGTTGTGTAGCAACTTCCTGATTTTCATTATATCGATTAAAAAACTCTGTTGCTTTTTGTTGTTCTTGGGTAGCGCCGGGTCTCAACTTGATCTCGTCGTAATACTTACCTTTCAATTCGTCCAAAAAGCCATGAGCTTTTGCAATCTCTTCTTTAAGCGCGAGCTTTTTCTTGCGGATGTCTCGCTCTTCATCCAATTCTTCATCATATGAATAATTATCCTCTATGATAAATCCTATTTCTTCCTCGTTTAAATGAGGCTTAGCTTTTTTATAATATTCTTTTAATAACGTATTGCCATCTATTTGTGAATAGTCAGCGTTAAGTCTTGTGTAATCTTCTATAGTACCACCAGTGTCCTCCATAAAAGTAACTAGCTTTTCAATGTTCTCAGGTAAAGCTTTACCTAATACTTTTTCATCTCTAATAGCTTCTTTTACTTCTCTAGCAACTTGCTTTACTTCTTCTTTACTTACTTCTTGGATTTGTGTAAACTCTTCAGTAGCTTGGCTGGACTCTGGTACTTGTTCGTCCACTTTAACGCTATCTCCGGTTTGTTCGCCCACAACCACTTTCTTTGTTTCTCCGATTGGAATGGCATCTGCTTCTGGTTTTTTACTTAAATCTACTTTTGTAATATTAGATTTTTCTGTTTTTTTCTTAGTTGATCCAGTTTTTAAATCAACTTTGTAATCTGATTGACTTTGTTCTGCAGCTGTTCCTCCTGTTTCAATAGGATTTGAAGCTATCACTTCATCGTTTGTTTTTGTTTCTTCTGACATAATATAATAATATAAAATTAATAAATAATACTATCTAGGGCTCATGCTTGCTAGATCTATTCCACCTAACCCATCCATTCCTGATTCAAAATCTACAGGACCTGAGTCATTGTTTCTTTGTGCAATCATCTCACTTTGTTGAGACGCTTGAATTTTTGTTCTTTTATCTTTACGATCTTCTATCTCTCTTTCCTTAGTGCTCATGTTTTGTTTTTCCATTTGCGCTAATTGTAATTGATAACCAAATTCTATTTCCATTAGCTCTTTTTTTATTTGAGCTTCTTTCTCTAGTTTCTGTATTTCAAAACCTGCTTTACCTTGTTCTATTTGTAATTTAGAAGCCGCCATAGCTTCATTTTTTTGAACCTCATACAACGCTGACGCTTCTTGAGCTTGTATATTAGCTTGAGATTGAGCTTGTATATTTTGCTGTGCAATTTGTTGATCCATTTTTTGTTTAGCTTTACGTTTAACTTTTAGCGTTTGGTTAGCTAATTTTAAGTTTTTAACTTGTCTAATATCAATAGCATCTTCTAAAAATATTTGACCTGATTGTAAAGCAACTTGAATGTTTTCTTCTAATTTAGCAATTTCTTCATCGTCTGGTTCTAGTTCTAAGTAAATACCAAAGTCAAACAAGTTTAATGAACTCATTTCTTCTAGTGTACCCACGTTAAACGTACTTACGGATTTCTTTAATGTATCAGCTAGTAAATCAAACTGTAACATATCAGCTATTCTTAGTGACACGTTTTCAGCAGCTTTAACGGTTAAATATAAACATGCTTGTAATATATGTCTAGTTGCTGTGTTTGAATTAGCAGCGGCCATCTTTTGTATACCTACTAAAGCGTCTTTGTCTGGATTACTTCCATCGCGAGCTTCATTAAGTCCTGTTACATCTCTTATCATTTGTAAGTAATATTGATAAGTACCTATAAGTGATTGTATTTTTCCATTAGCACTAGAGGTCTGTAATTCTTGAATAGGTATCTTACCTCTATTAGGATCTCCGTCTTGCGTAAGTGATCTACCTACTATAGAACCTGTTTGGAAATACATGTTCAATGCTTCTTGTGGATTGTAATTTGTACCATTACCTAAATCAACTTCAGCTAAACCATCAACATCTACAAACACACCATCAGGTACCATACGAGCTATAACTTGTTGTAGCTTAAGATGTGATAGTTGAATCATATCAGCAAAACCTGTTATTCTTCCAACTAATGATTCTATGCGTCCTCTGTACATTCTAGGAGCACATATCTGATAATTCATATTAACCTTAGTCATATTAGAGTTAGGTCTTGTCATGTTCTCTGACATTTTCCAGTCTAACATTGTATCTATACCTAGTATCTTAGCACCAGTATATAAAACCTCTATAGATCTAGAGACTCTATCAAAATTATCACTTGGTGGTGGATTAAAAAAGTCTGTTTTTACAATTGCTTTTTCTAAACCTTGATCAGTTTTCTTTATTTTAAATACTTGATTACTGTAAGTTTTATACTCAAAGAATAAAACAGAAACCATATCTGGTGACTCGTTCCAATTTCTCATATAGTTTTGAGTGCCAGGAAACTTTTCTATTCTTTTTAATTCTTCAGGAGTTAATTCAGGAAATTGCTTTTGTAATTCAGACAAATGTATCATCTTAACTTCACCTACATAATATAAATCTTGAAAATTAGGATCATCTGAGTATGAGTAAACTAAATTAGCAGGGTCTACATAGTCAACAGTTATACCGTTTGACTTATTAAAGTTTGTTTTTACAGCACCAATACCTAATACAACTAAGTCATATAGCATTCGTTTCTTAGTCTGTATGTATTTGTTTTGAGCCATTACATTAGATATAGCTTCTTCTTCTGCTATTTCTATTGACTGCTTGTAGCTAAGTTGCATATGCAGACTTAACTCTTCTTTGTTTTCAGGTAAGTTTTCTGGAGCAGATGTTGTCCATAAATCCATACCTATTTGTTCTTGTGCTTTTTTAAGAAAAGATCTTGCTTGTATATCTCTTAATAAACCTTCAGCATAATTAGTTCTTTTCTTTTGAGATTCAGGATCTATAGCATAAGCTTTAACATCATAGTCTCTTTGTGACATTCCGTTAACAACAATATCTACAAACTTGGGTATAATAGGTACAGGTTTCCAGTCTAAATTAAGATAAGACAGATCACCATTAATAGACAATTCATCTTTATATTTTTGTATAGATTGTTCTCCTCTAGCGTATAGTCTTAAGTTATGAAAGTTAGCAAAGTTCATGGAAAATCTATCTCCACCTCTATTACTTCTGAACCATTCATACTCTATAGCTTGACCTACTCGAGTACCATACTCCAAACTCATTTTCTCTTCATCAGGTACTACCTGACTAGGGAAACCACTGTTGTAATTACCTTGAATCATTTATTTTATTATTTTAGAGTAATCCCCTTTGTTATTATACTTTTTAAAACCTAAAGAAACTTTCTCTCTAATTATTTCATTTACTGGTCTATATTTATTTTTGTTACAAGCCATTATAGCAAGTCCTGAGCTTATAGATGCATCATGTTTTGTTCTATTGTTTATATCAAATTGAGCCCAGTCTTCTAGGGTTCTTTGAAAATACATGCTACCAAAAGTTTCACCTAGATTACCAACTTGATTTTCTATATAAGTTTCTATTGCTGCAGCGTGCGCTTGTTTAATATCTTCACTAGAGTTAGGTATTCCACCAATCTCTCTTTCTGTTATTGATAACTTTAATTTATCAGGACGATTCATAGAAAAATTTCTATAACCTCTTCTTTTAAAATAATACAATAATCTTGGTTTATTATTCTCTGCTAGTATTGGCATACCATAAAAATGACAAGCCATTAAAACATCTTCAAAAAATATTTCAGCAGTCTGTGGTCTAGCAATATATTCTAAAAAGAAATGATTAGAAGGATGTTCATCCATGCTAAACTTAGTTAAACCGTGTAATGAACCATTAGATCCTTTTCCATCAACGGTACCAGATATGTCATAACTGTCACATCCAAAGGCACCAACGTGTTCGTTTGCAGGATACTTCATGTTAAATTTTACGAATACTTGATTTTGTAAATGCACAGGTGGTATCCAAGATACTTTAAATCTACCTGTTCTATTAGGAACAAATATAACTTTAGAGTCTTGTATTCCTTCTTCCCAGTGGAAACTACCTGTTGTTACAGCGGAGTCTTTTTCAACTCCTTCATTGTAATCAATTTGTTGGTATATCCTAGTTAGATTAAATAAAGACATTTTAGACTCGTCTCTAAAAGCGTGCTTTGTTGTACGTGGAAATTGTCTATAGAATTCGTTTAATCCATCTTGATCATCTTTAAGACCTTCTACTTCATTATCCCAATATTGTATTACTCCTAATTCAATTTTGCCGCCATGAGGTCCTTGTACTGGTTTTTTTGGAGTCTCGAAGACAGGCATTCCATAAGAATCGATGTATCCTTCGTAATTCCATTCCATAGGAATGAACAAAGAATAGAGTCCCGAACGAGTCTGTCCGTTGGCGTTTCGCTTGTTAACGTTTGAGTCTTCATATAGTTTCTTAAAATTTCTACCTCCTTTATCTAAAGCATTTGATGTTGATCCCATCATACACTTTCCTATAATTCTTGACCCTAACCTAAGAGTTGTTTTTGTAACTCTCCAGTTATTAAGTATATTGTTAGGTCTTTCCCATTTACCAGATTCATCATGTACTAAAAGCTTAAGTTTCTCTCCATCATAAGCATTGTCTCCTGTGTTTTTCCAATCAATAGTTGTATCAAGTCCAGCAAGATCTTCGGGTTTGTCAGTAGAAGTAATACTTCTTCTAGTAAACTTACTAGCCGGAACTCTGTAGGCTAATTCGGTTTTAGGTCTGTCCATACCATCTTGAATAGGTTTAAAAAAGAAAGGATAATTAACAGATATAGGCACTACTTTATCAGTAAACATTTTCTTAGCATCTGCACCAGACTTAGATAATATTCCAAAACGTGCGTCGGTCGATATAGTTGCTAGATTAACACACTCACCAGACGCCATAAATGAAAAACCAGAACGTCTATTTTTAAGATAACACATACCATAACATCTGGGATCTGCAAGAACTGCTGCCCAGAATATAAAGAAGATTCTATTAGCCTCTCGAAAGTCTGGTTGCCCAACATCAATCTTAGACCACTGTAAATACATGTAATGAGTACCTGTGATATAAGTAGGTATATCTTTATTTATATACCAAAAACCTTCTTCACGGCGCTTAAACTCATTGTCAATATAATCGTAGTATTTTTCTTTAAAGTCTTCAGGATATTCTCTCCAATCAAATACTGTTTTTATTCTTTTTAATACTTTAGGATAATCAAATCTTGTCCATTTATTAGTATCAAACTTATGAACTTCTATTGCTTTAGGTAAAGCTATTTTTAAGTTTTGTATTTCATATACTTCTCCAACTTGGCCAGTCTTAGATATAACAATCATATCATGATCTTTATTATATCCATACTCCCATTTCTTATACCTATTCATTCTATTAAGAATTTTAGGTTTAATGTAGTTAGGTAATACCTTATATAGAGTTTGCTCGTACATTATTTAGATCTTCCTTCAGCAAAGCCACGAAACGTAACTTCTTTTTTAACTTCCTTAGGTTTATCTTCTAGTAATTCTTGCTCCATCGTAATACGATTAAGTATCTCAAAAGCATCGAATATAGCTAGCTTTTTTGTAGCTGCCGCGTTTTTTAATCTGTCAGCTGATATATCTTCGTCAGAATCTACAATAGCTTCTTTAGCTACCTTGATTAACTCTTCTACGGCTACTTGCCCAGCTTGGATTATATTTAACTTTGTCTTCTTTATGTTCATACTTAATTACAATATCATTTGATTTCATACAATATAAAAGTTCTCCATCTAAAGCAAATTCCCATTCACGCTTAGGTGGAAAACTAACAACGTCCCCAGGCACTATTCCTAGCGCTTCTAAGGAGTTATTACCTATTTTTAATATACCAATAAGCTTTTTAGTTTTGTCAGTGCTAAACTTGTCATCATTTTTTATAGGTTGAACAAAACATCTATCATCAAATGATATCCATTTATTGTTTTTACTATATAAAAATACTTGATCTGGTTGAGCAAAATATAAATTATCTTTAAAGTACTTAGCACTATTTCTTTCTTTACCTTTTATGTCATACCATCTTCTAAATATGTTATGATGTACTATAACTTTATCACCAATTTTAATATCAGTTTTGTAAGCTATAGGTAGAGCAACAACTATTGCTTCTCTACTTACGTTTGTAAAGTCGTCTATCTTAGTATTAGTGATAAGAGATTTATTACCTATTTTTATTTCATTATCATACCTTTCATTTAAAGGTTTAATTATAAAATTATATATGCTATTCATTAATACTGTAAGTCGTATTCAACAGATATAGCCATGTTAGAATTAAATTTCTTCCAAGGTAAAACTTCGTCTTCTTTTTTAATAAAAATATTATAAGATTTGTCTTGTTCGTCTAAAAGTATACTAGAAATCTCGTGACCTCCGTATACTTGTTGACCAACAGAATAATGCATCGCGTCGTTCTTGTAGTCTGACCCGATGCTTATCTTTCTAATATTACTTCTTGTCATCTACAGGAAGTTCTGAGATCTCTCCAGTCTTTAAGTCAATT